GTCGGAAACCTGCGCATTGCCGGAGACCCGCGCATTGCCGGAGACCCGCGCATTGTCGGAAACCTGCGCATTGCCGGAGACCCGCGCATTGCCGGAGACCCGCGCATTGCCGGAGACCCAGGCATCGCCGGAGACCCAGGCATCGCCATTGTTGGAGAGGTTTTCTTCTTTTTCAACAAAACCTCCCAGTTCGCCAGCGCTTACGTCGCCAAAAGAGACGAGAGCCTTAATACGGAACAGCTTCTTCCCGAAAACGTCCGTTACAAATTCGGAAATAAGTTCAAATTTCTTCATGGCGGGATGCCTCCTTAAAATACAGTCCGCACAGCAGATTCAGCGCCAGCAGGGCGACGATGGTGGTGGGGATGTTGAGAGAACCGAGCGCAGCCAGCAGCAGCACCAAATCTGCGGTGATTGCCAGCTTGACGGCGGCACGGGGAAGTGATAGAATACAGTTAGAGCTTTTTGCGATGCTCTGTTTTTTTGCCGTTTCGGTGGTGGTGCACCGGGGCGGCGTTTTTGTTTTGGTCATCATTCTTTGATTTCCTCCCATTCAAAGCGGCCCTTGCCGCTGTTTCTCCACTGCCCAAGACCGCGCTTTGCGCCGTAGTCGAGGCACTCACGAACCATGTCTTCAAGCTTAGGGTCGAGACATTCGATTTCAAATTCTGCTGTTGCACCTGCGGGAACACTCTCCGACTTTGCGATGCTGACGCGTTCGCCCATCGGAGTTTGCGCCCGCAGGGGGCGCTCGCAGAAATCAACCTTCATGCCGTGCAGGTCGTATGGAATCTCGCGCGGGGTAACGAAAATAAGGCCGTCGATAGCCTGTTTGTACGCCTTGATAGCCGCGCAAGCCTTGCCGCCTGCATAGCCAGCCTTGCCAGCTTTGGCAAGCATTTTGCAGCTGTCCTTGAACATGCCTTTCACCTGATAGTCGTACAGGAACGGCGTTCCGTCAGCGGTTTTGGGGAATACCGTAATGCGGTCTTCGGCGTTCTGGGCCTTGATGTTGTCCACTTCTTCTGTGGTGAGGTCGCTGGTTGGGGCCTTGCTGGCAATGTAGGTTGCGAGAAGTTCTTCATTGCTGGGGGAAGAACCGAGAACTTCTTCCAAAAGGGTGATTTTTACTTTCATGGTGGTTGTCTCCTTTTTAAATAAAATCGGTTGCTTTTCGGCGCCTTTGCGTCGCAATGCAATGCTATGCCTATGCCAAGCAACGTCGTGCCATTCCATGCCATCGCGTCGCAATGCAATGCCTTCGCGTCGAATTGCAGCACCCTGCCTCTGCCTTGCGCAGCTATTCCGAGCTATGCGTTTGCTGTGCTATGTACTTCCATTGCAATGCATAGCTATTCCTTATCATTGCCTTGCACATCTATGCCGATGCGACGGTTTGCGTAACGCCGCGCCGCGGGGAGGCGCATAGCCTCTGCGAAACGACGCGCAGCTTCGCTTGGCCCCTGCTTATCGTTGCCATGCCGCTGCCACGCAACGCCGAGCAAATCCATAGCTAAACAAGGATTGCACGGAGTTCTGCAAGCACGTTGTCGATGTGCTCTTCACGGGTAGGCATAGCGGCAGAAGATTTGCGCACATCCGCCACCGGGTAATACGTTGCAAATTCGTCAAGCGTGATGCCCAGTGCGGCGCATGCTTTTCCAACCTCTGGCCAGCGCCAATCATTGGCGCCGTTAATGCGGTTTGACATCTGCGTTTTAGACAAGCCGCAGACATCTGCAAGGCGTTGTTTGTTGTAGCCCTTGCTTTTGATAAGAGCCGTAAAAGCAAGGTTTGTCATGGTGGTTACTCCTTTCTTTCTGCGATCAGTTCACTTACAGACGCTTTCATCTTTCTAGTTATCGGCTAGCAAGTAATCAATCGGCACGCCGAAATAGTCAGCCACTTTCTTTAGCGTCGTGATGCTAGGACCGTAAGGCGATTTCTCCCACTTGCCAAGTGCGCCGTTTGAGATTCCGGCGCGTTCCTCAAGGATTGTGCGAGAAATATTGTTTTTTCGGCACAGAGCATCAATTTTCGAAATATTCACCTAGCAAAAGCTCCTTTCTAGTTGACTATTGCTAGAAAATATGCTACTATGAACTTGCGAGATTTATAACAGCATATTTTTAGCTAGTCCGCTGAATTTTAGGGGGCTTGGTTCTTTGTTGCCCTCTATGCCGTCTATTATACTAGCTTATCGCCTAGTAGTCAATAGACTATCGCCTAAAAATATGCACAAATAGTCTAGGTGATTTTTGTGGATAATGTTAAAACCGTAGAAACCATTCGTGCCCTGTGCAAAAAGAAAAAGACTAGCTTGACTAGGCTAGAGGAAAAGCTCGGCTTTTCAAATGGGTATATCGGCAAAATGGCAAAGAGGCCAAATTCCCCGCCTTATGACAAACTGGTCGCAATAGCTAACGAGTTAGGAGTCACCGTTGCCGACCTGACCGGGGATTCCGAAAAAGAAAAAAAGCCCGCCGCACAAGGCGATGGGCGTAGGGAAAGACTTTCTAAGCTGTCTTATGAAGACCTCTTGCTTTTACAGGAAGATGTTATAGCTGAGTTGAGAAAACGGGGGCAAAAATGAGCTTTGATGAAATTGCCCTCAGTTCAAAAGAACTGTCCGCCCTCAAACAAATTAACAAGGGGAGGAAAGCGAAAAAGCCTATCGGTACAATATACAATGCCGACAACAAAAACGACGTCGAAATTTACTCCAGGCTTTCCCATTGCAACCTTGTAAATATATACGCATCTAAAGAGAATACGCGGCGGGTCGTTATAACAGATACAGGGAAGGATTACCTGCAATACAGAAAATTGGATTTTTATCGGTTTTGTTCGAGGTCGATTTGTGTCCCAATATGCGTATCGATTGCAACAACACTTGTAACAAATTTTATTGCAGCAATGTTAGCAATGTTTTTATAAAATATGTAAAGCTAGCATTGCTAAACTGGTCAATACGGATGCGACTACGCACAATGGGATTTCTACAACTAATAAAAATAGCACCTCGTGCTTTTTTTCAAATTGACTTAGTTTATAGGTGCTGTTAAGAATCACACATTCCACAAGAAGGAAAAAATCAGTTATCTTTTTCATTTCTATTCACCTCGTATTTTTTAATCAGCTTCTCCTGCACTTCATACGGCAATTTTGTGATATCCTTGATAATAATCTCTATCAATTCTTCTTTTTCCATAATTCTCCTCCAATTTTAAGCAGGGATGTGATACCGTGGGATTTTTTGACTTTTTAAAACAGGAACCGCAAAAGCCAGTTCCCATTAAGAAAACGAAATCGAAAAAAATTGAAGATGTCGTGTCTGATGATCCAGAAATTAGAAAGTTACAGCGCGATTTAAAAGCGCAGGACAAGCAGCTTGAGCAAATAAAATACGCCGAATCCTATTTTGAAAAAACAGGTGATATTGGGTTTTTGGTTGAATTTTGGGAGGGCATCTGGAAAAGCGGTGGGCTGCTGTTTGGCGGTTCAAAATGGACATTCCGGCTCCCTGATTTGTATATAAAAATTGGCGAATATGATAAAGCTCTTTCTGTTTTAAAGAAAATAAAAAGCCCGTATTACGCAGATAAACGAGATTCTTATATTGAACGAGTGAAAAAGATGCAAAGCAAAAACCGATAAGTGTATTTTACACAACAGGTAGTTGTATTTCAACAGTTTCACAAAAATACTCATTTGTCAAGTCTTTATAATCCGCTTTTTCGGTCTTCTGCGCCCGTGTCTTGGTGGAACATCCAAATCAGGCAGTTTCTTCATGGTCTGCTTCCCTCCTTGCACGGTCTTGCAGCACAGCACGGTACATAGCTTCAATGGTTGCCGCATTGCGGGTTTGGTAATTCTTTAGACGTTCCACGTTATTCATTGTTGATTCCTCCTGTGTTTTCTGACTACAGTAAGAATCTTAACATGTTTTTTATGCCATATCTTCCATTTATTTCCACGGCATTTTTTGAAGAAATATTTCTTTATATTTTCTTGATTGATACGGTAGAAAAATTTTACCACATTTGAAGTGCAAAACATGTAAAAAATTGAGGGTGACGAAATGGAAAGTAGAGCTGATTTCCGAGAACGTGAAGGACTTATTCTTTCGCAGTGCCGGTTGGAATCCGGGCTTTCGCAAGAATATGTAGCCAGGCAGATGGATGTGAACATCCGCACGGTGCGCAACTGGGAAGAAGGGCTTTCCCCTATCCGAAGCGATGACCTGTTGATGTGGTTCACCGTCTGCAAACAATCCCCATGGCGCTGGCTGCAGCGAATCTGGATGCCGTCTGCATTCAGCGATACCGATACTCCAAACTGGACGGACGAGCAGGTAGACAAGGCACTTTCTGATTATATCGCTCAGATGCCGAGCCTGTACAAGCGCCGCCTGCTGTATATCCTTTGTGGGGCGCACGGGAGCGATTGGGCGGGCCAAATAGATTTGCTGTGTGCTAACGCGCATACGTCTATGCAAAGCCGTGTACGCGTCTGCCAGGCCGTAATACAGAACTACCGGATAGATACCGTAACTGGGGATGACCCCTGCCCGGAAAGCATCAAGCCGGACTTTGACCGCCTGCAAATATGCCTGCAAGCCGGAGAAGCCGCCGTTCTGGCAGGTGACGGCGAATATAACGCAAGGGAAAAATAAAAAATCCCCTGCCGGTGGTGCCACACCAGCAAGGGATAAAGAGCCGTCAACACAAAAAGTTGACGGCATTATTATAACACACACAAAAAGGAGCCGCAATATGAAAAGGACAAATACCGCAAAATGGATTGAAAGCGCCGGGCGTTGGCAAATCAACGTGCAGAAGGACGGAGTGCGCAAGACGTTTACCAGCGCCAAGCCGGGCCGCACAGGCCAGAGGGAAGCTAACAAAAAAGCAGATGAATGGCTTGACATAGGCGTAAAGACGGAACGGATTAAGGTTTCTGACGCATGGGAACAGCTGCTACAGCAAAAAAAACTTGTGTCTGATGCAGAATACAAAAATATGGCATCGTTCGGCCGCTCCCATTTGCTGCCAGCCATCGGGATCAAGTCGATAAAAGCCGTTACGGAACAGGATTTCCAAAAAATTATAGATTATGCGTTTCGCCATCCACAGGGGAACAGCAAAGAGCCCTTATCCAAAAAGACGTTACAGAACTATGCCAGCTACTGCAAGCAGTTTACGAATTTTTGCCGAAAATCAAAATGGACAACGCTTGAGCTTGAAGAGTTACAGATTCCGGCAGCATCCAGAAAAAAAGGAAAGAACGTTTTGACAGTTGAAGCGCTGAACACGCTTCTAAAAGTAGATACGACCATAATGCGCGGAAAATTTGTGCATGATGAATACATAAATTATTATAGGTTTCAGGTGCTAACAGGCATGCGCCCCGGTGAAATGCGGGGGCTGCGATGGGAAGACGTTGACGGGAATCTGTGCAGACTGAAGCAGGCAATCAATGCGCACGGTCAAATCACGCAGGGAAAAAACGAAAACGCATTGCGCACGGTAGTGCTATCCAGACGCGCAGTGGACGTGCTGGAAGCTCAGAAAGCCGTGACTGGAAAGCAGGAGTACATCTTCCCCATGGCATCCATGCACACCTACTACCACCGCTGGCAGCGCTATCAGCGCTCTAATGACATGCCGGAGCTGAGCCTTTACGAACTGCGCCACACGTTTGTGAGTATCGCAAAGGAGTTGCCGACTGGCGAATTAAAGCAGCTAGTCGGGCATAGCGAGGATATGGACACATACGGCACATACTCTCACTACATCGCTGGAGATGACGAACGGACAGCACAAAACCTACAAGAAATCTTTGATAGATTGGTGGACTAAAAAGTACACACTAAAAGTACACACTTTTTTTCTTAAATGTATGAAATAATAGAAAAAGTATGTGATAGAGCAAAAAATATAGCAATATACCGCTATATTTTTAATCACTAAAAGCATGGTGTATAGTTCGAGTCCTGTCACCTCGACCACAACAAATGCCGTAGATTCGTTTAAATCTACGGCATTTTCCTTTTCAAGTACACGTTTTAGTACACACTTACCTATTTTCTCTGCAAACTGTGTACCAAATCATTATACACATCCGGCCTCACTTCTTTCAGCGCATCCATAAACTCATCCAGCACACGCCACACTCGCCCGGTATCGGTCTTTTTTACAATTTCCAAAAATTCACTCATCCTGTAAACGCTCCAATTTCCGAATTACGCCATTATAAACTTTAGGGTTTGCTACATACAAGGCCGACATAAGCTCATCCAGCACGTTCAGCGCCGCTGTGATGTCTACGTTTGACACAGCCCGCAAAAAGTCACTACCACCAACAGCAGCCCTTGTAGACGGCTCTGCCGCTTCGTAGTAGCGCACAGGCTCTTGCAGTTCTGCTTTCTGCGGGGGATGGGATGCATCTGCAAGCTGCTGATTTTTCACAACATACAATGCCGCCAAATTTTTAACTCTGGTCATGGTGAGTTCGCTGTTTTCGATTTCGGCTATAGCGCCGTCAATCTCTCGCACGTCAACCATAGCCCTTACACCTCACTTTAACCGTTTCGCATCGTGTCAATGCAGCGCTGGATGACTTCCCTGTCTTTGCTGTCAGCCCCGCGCATAATATCTTCCATGCGGGAAATCAGAGAATCGCGCCCATCGTCCATGCTGTAATGGCCACGCACATAATGGGAACCGCGCCGCGCATAGCTGCTGCCGCGTCCATAATTGCCGCGCATGTTGGCGCTCCAATCACCATCGCGGCTGTAATCTTCATCGCGGCTGTAACCGTCATCTTCCAGCATGACAATTTTGTCGATGTTTTTGATAGTGTCAGTCAGCTTGTGAACAGTTTCCAAGTCACCGGCAGACATTTCACCCTTCTTTCCGATTTCGTCCAGTTCTGCGCACAGCATGTCTTTCAAGTCATACAAAACTTTTTTGCTCATGGTTTACTCCTTTCAGCTCACTCTCTCGACCACAAAGTTTGCGTTCGCAAACAAAACGGTTTGTGTGCTTGTATTTTCGGCGGCAACGGTCAGGCAGCAGCCGCGCGGAACTTCAACAAAAGACGTCACATAGATATTAAAGAAGTTTTCTACTGCTGCCGGTGTAACGGTTGCAGTCGCACTGTTCAGCGGTTCACCGTTGATGGCAAGCGCCGCCGTAATAGCTTCCACTGTGCCGCCTGTAGGGATAGCAACGTTTGCACCGAAGCCCACTTTGAAACGAGCTTTGCACTGGTTCGTAATGCCGCGCAGCGTAACAATACCGGCGCCCTCTCTGTGTACGACACAGCCCTTGCCCGCTACTGCCTTTTCCGTCAGCGGCACGTTCTGGCCTGCTGCCACGCTCACGGTATTGGCGTTTGTAAATTCAGCCATAAAATCATTCCTTTCAAAAAAAGATAGTGGCGGGACGATTGCCCCGCCACATTTTGCACTATCGGCACGGGGCCGAACATGTCAGATGTTCCGACAAGTTGCCGTATTCATTTTAGCATCCGCAGCCGTTGCAGGTTCCGCAATTCCCATACTGATACGGAGCAGGAACGGGGAAAGCCGGAACAGGGCGGGGGTTGTAGTAAGCAAGCTGCCCGCTCATATAGGCTTTCAGCGTTTCATTCTGCGCAGCCTGACTTGCGGCAAGCTGTGCAGCAAAGAGTTGCTGATTCTGCTCGGCAATCTTGGCATCTTTAGCCTCAATGCGCTGCGCCGTCAGTGCGTCAAGCACAGCGCGGGCGTTCGCGTTCTGGTTTTCGATGATGTCCCGAGTGCCGTTCTGGATAGTCTGGCGCGTGTCGCAAGCCTGCGTAGCAAGGTTGTAGTTTACGCCCTGAATAGCCTCGCGGGTCTCGCAGCAGCAATTTGCCTGCTGCATCTGCATGGCATTCAGCTGCTGCATAAATGCCGCCTGCTGATTGGCGCGGCTGATTTCAGCCGACATAAAGCCCTGCTGCATAGCGTTCTGCACACCGTTGACAAGCTGTGCCTGAGCATAGAAGCCGTCACACAGGCCGTTGTTTACGACGTCGATTTTGCGCTCAACGTTGGCAAAATCACTGGTGAGGATGTATCCATCAACTGCGCCGGTGCTGCCGTTGCCGCCAAAGCCGTTGTTGCCCCAGTTGCCGCCCCAGCCGCAGAAAACGAAGAGGAAGAGAATAATAATCCACCACGCACCATCGCCGCCAAAGCCCCAGCCGTTGCCATTGCCCGTATTTGCGGGCTGAACAGGCATTGTCATAACAGTGCCGTCCGAAGAAAGACTCATGTTTAACTCCTTTCAAAAGTTGAATGTATTGTTCACCGTGCGCACGGTTTGAACCTATTTTAAAAAGCTCTGGAACTGCTGCGCCATCGCTTGCAGCTGGTCTAGCTGCTGCTGGCTCATTTTGCCAGATTGCAGAAGCTTTTGAACTTCTTGCTTCGGGTCGCCTTGGAAATTCTGTCGGAACTGCTGAAACTGCTGCATCATTTGCTGGAATTGTCCCATTGCGCCCGGAATTTTGCCCCCGCCAAGAGCGTTAAACAGAGGGTTGCTCATTGTCTGCCTCCTTTTTCTTGCGCGTCAAAGGTTTATCTGCCGCCAGCGCGTCAAAGCGGGCTGTCAGCGCGTTAAACTCTTGCCGTGTGACATATTCTTCTTTCGGCTTTTGAGCGGTCTGTGCGGGCTGTTTCTGGCTTGCCGTGCGTTCTGAGTAGTCAAAAACGCGCAGGGGCTGCGGCATACCGCTGGCGTCGGTGGCCTTAATGTAAAATGTACTGTTTTCGCTGTCCATCAGCAGCACACTATTCCCCGCCGCCACCATATACGCTTTGGCGCCCTCTTCGCCCTGCACCCAGATAATAGGCGAACTTTGCTGCGCGGGCTGTTGCTGCGGATACGCTGCCTGTCGGAGCTGTGCGAGTTGATCGGGCATGGCAGACGGCATCTGCTGCCCCATTGGATAATAGTTCGGCATATAGCCGGGCTGATACGGTACGCCAAACGCCATAGTCAATCATCCTTTCTGCCAGTAGTACAGCGGCACTTCATCGCCGCTGTCCCATGTATCCAGCCAGTCCCCATTTTGCACGCACACAACATGCGTAGCCATTGCCAAAATATATGTGCCGTCCGAGTGGTCTTTTGCAAACTGCGCCACTGTGTAACAATCCGGGCAGCTGTTTGGCAACGTGTAGCGCTTCCAACCACATCGTCGCAGATAACTGCCCCAGACATAGTTTGCAGACGGCATATCATGCAGTTCAAATCCTGCCAGAACCAGCGCCGCATATACAGCCGCCCACGATTGATGCGTTGCGGCTGCAATGGCTCTGACGGTACAATCGCCGACGCGCTTTTGTTCCGGGTTTAGGTTGATTTGCTTGTATGCCATCCGAACCGCTCCTTTTATCTTAATTGTACACAAAAAAACGGCACACTGTGGGCCACCGAAGTGCCAACATTGTGCCGTCTTTGGGACAAAATAAAAAAGGCGCGGCCACAAAAGCAGCCGCGCCCTTTAAATTAGCCTATTTTGTTTTTGATGCTGCGAACGCGCCGTTTTACCGTGCGCTCGCTACAATTCAGTTCTGCCGCAATATCAGCATTGCGCCAGCCGCGCCGCCGAAGCTGCAAAACATCCGTTTCTTCATCGGTCAGCAAACCACCGACAAAATCAAACTTTGGCATGATTACTCATCCTTCTTGTTCTTGCTTTCTGTCTGCGTGCCAAAATAAAAGGCCACAACCATCGTCACAATGGTCATGACCGTGTCAGGCTGTAATTTCTCCCGCAGCGCCAATGCCGCAAACACTGCAACGACAACCAGCGTCACAATGGTCTTGACCTTGAAAAGCGCTGCAATGTTCTTGATAAAATCACCCATAGAGCTGTACCTCACTTTCCGTCCAAATCGTGCAAACGCTGCTCATGCCGTTGCAGCGTTTCATCTTGTTCTTCGTTGTGCTCCCACAACCGTTTATGGCTCGCACTGTTGCTCTTGTCGTTTTCCTGCACTTGCTTGGCCACGCTGTCAAGCAGCGCTTTCAGCTGCGTGATACTTGTATTCAACTTCAACAGCGGAGTCGTGACCGTTATAATCAGTCCAGCAAGTACAACAATGTCCTTGACGATATCCCAATCTGTCATCCTTCACTTCCATTCCGGGCGTCAGGCCCATTCGCTTTTATACAGTCCGGCATCCGTCAGGCCGCGTTCCTTGCACAGCAGGTAAATTGCATCCGCATCTCCCTGGCTCACCGGCCCGATGGTAATCACTTGTAGCTTCCTTTCAGGCTTGTCCACCGCAGGCAGGGCCTTGACCAGATGATTCAAATCAACCACGGCAGTGATGCCCGGCACGTCGCCCTTTGCGGTCTGGCTGTACTGGTGGATGTATCGCGGCAGCGTCTTGTCGTAGTTCGTGCGCGTGTCGGCCAGCCATCCGATGTAATCTTCACACAGGTAGGCGTAGTCGATGTTTGCGCCTGCGAACGCCGTGAAGGTGTAAATTCCTGCCGCGAATCCGTGCGCTTTGGCCTTTTCGCAAAATGCCATTGCGATTGCCGTGCGCTGGTCTTTCGTCAGGTTGTCGGCGCGGCCATCGTGAACGCCGGTCTTGGTTGTGTGTCCCCATTCGCTGTCGAAGAACAAGGGATAGCCTGTCGGGGCAAGGCTTGCGCAGAAGTCTGCCTCCTCGCGGGCTTCGTCCACCGTGATGGCCTGCGAGAAGAAATAAAAGCCGAACAGCTTTCCACTTGCTTTAGCCCCGGCAAGGTTGGCATCGTACTGCTCGTCTTTCATCAACTTCCCGCTGCCGTAGCCGCGATATCCGATGCGAATAATGGCGCGGTAGGGAACCTTTGCCCAGTCGATAGTGCCCTGATGGTGGGACACATCAATCAGCACTTCCTCGCCGCTTGTCTGCACAGGCTGGCCACCGTATGTGCCCGCCTTGTTGGGTATGCCTGCATACGCAGTCGGGTCAAGGCCCTTGCTCGTGGCAGTTGCTCGCACTTCAAAGTGGCAGTGCGTCCATGTGCCTGCGGCGTTGCCGGTCTGCCCGACAACCGCCAGCACATCGCCAGTCTTTACTTTCTGCCCTACGCTTGCAAGCAACTTGGAGCAGTGGCAAAAATACAGGTAATTCACTGCATCCGGGGTCTGGTTTGCGTCCAGCTTCACGCAGACATAATAGCCCCATTCCCATGTCTTGTTGCTCTTGTTCGTCACGATGCGGGCTGTAACAACGGTTCCTGCAATGCTCTTGCCGTTGTAGCCGGGCATACGGATTTTGTCGTCATCCATACCGAAAACATCAATGCCGTCGTGCCAGGTCTTTCCTCCGCCGCGCGTGTAACCGTAGCAGCTGTACGGGTACTTCACAAGATTTCTTCCGCTAAAAATCATGGTATCACTTCCTATCATTCGTCGGTGGTATTTTCAGCGCCGTCAACCTCCGGCACATCCGGCGTCTCCGCAACCTCGTCTGCGCTCTCTCTCGCGTCCACCGCATCATAATACGCCTGCGCCAGCGCCTCCACCTCGGCAATGTCCGCCTCATCCAGCAGGCCGTTGTCGTAGTGGTTGTACGCCTTGTCCAACCAAAACGCAACATCCCGCCCCGCGCCGATTTCCCGCTTGATACTGCGCAACGTCAAATCGTGCCGCGCTTTACTCTTGATAGCCATTTTATTACTCCTTTCAGTTGATAGAAGCAACCGCTGCTTCCAAATCAATGATTCTCTTTATGGGGTCTGCGCGTCCCGTCACAGTCGCGCTGTCGGCATCGGTCAGCACGGTGTTCACTCCTGCAAGTGCGGACAACGGCTGTGCGCCTGTCGCGGTGAAGGGGATGGGCTCTGCCAGCTTGTAAACAATTTGTACTGGCGTGCCAGCGTCGTTCTGAGCGGCAAGGTAGGCACACCATGTATCCACGGTATATTTATCAGATAACGCATGTGCTAAGTATACAGTGCCTACGTCTGAGATGACTAAACAATCACCACTATAATTTCTTCTAACGTCGAAATGCGTACATATTGCTTTCCCGCTATCTGTCGGCGATAGTAAGTTGTATACACCGATATATAGATCTCTAATTGCCCAACCTTCTGTCCCATCAAGGGATTTGACTTGCCAAGTCCCTTTTGCATCTCCCGTCACCGCGTCCACCTCACCGCCATACACGGTTTCAGGCAGGGTCAGGGTGTTGGTCTGCCCGATGTATGGTGTGTATGGTGCGTTTTGGATAAGGGAGACACAGAAGTTATTCACATTCCCACTCCATTTACAGTACCCATTTTCTATTATCACTGTTTCAACAGTCTTAAATGCGACACCGTGGAAAACAGCAGTCTTTCTCCCGTTTGGAATCTTCCCTGCCGTGCTAATCCCAAAATCTTGAACAGTTATTGCTTTCCATTTACCATCTGCTTTGTTCAAGAAAAATGCAGTACCAACGTTCTCAATTTCGGCGTTTAACGTATCGAACGAAATTTCAATATCAGCTACTATCTCGGTTGGAAGTTCGACGGGTGTCAACGTTTTGTTCGGCGTAGAGATATCTGATATTTTGCTTAAATTCGCCCCGCACCGTTCAACCGTCACGCTGTCCCTGCCCTTGATGGGGCGAATGTTTTCGGGGCTTGGCGTTCCCGTGCCCTCTTGCGCTGGTTCCCAGCTGGCCTTTACCCCCAGCTCATATCCCGCCACAGGGTAGCACACAACAGGGTTGCCGCTTTCTTCCAGCGGTGGGCAGAGCATATCAATGATGTGCTTGCTGCTCCACGGCGCGTCCTCGCTCACCGCCGCATCATCAATCTGTACGCCGTCCTTTCCGGCAGGCCCCTTCGGGCCAACCTCTCCCTGCGGCCCCTGCTCACCGCGCTCACCCTGCGGGCCAGTATCACCCTTGGGGCCAACCGGGCCAGTTTCGCCAACAGGCCCCTGCGCGCCGGTATCGCCCTTCTCGCCTTGTACACCCTGAACGCCCTGCTCACCTTGGGGGCCGCGCTTTCCGGTGTCGCCCTTCTCGCCCTGTGGGCCTCGCGGGCCAGTTGCACCCGTTGCCCCGGTAGGGCCTTGAACTCCCTTTTCTCCTTGCGGCCCCTGCGGGCCTACGGGGCCTCGCGGGCCAGTATCGCCCTTGTCTCCTTTGTCGCCTTTGGCTCCATCCTTGCCGTCAAATTTGCCGTTAGCCGCATCATTTCGCAAGTTATCGGCCACACTCTTTGCTTCCGCGCTGTTATTTTCTGCGTTAAGCGCAGCCTGCAAAACCTGCGTGGCAAGTGATTCACTGGGTTTAAACGGCTCAGTTCCACCAACGGGGCCGCGTGTAATCACGTTGTATCCCTGCGTTTTTGTGATGCGCTGCACACCATTGGCAACGCCGCAATACACGATAGTGCCCGTACCCTCATTGGCGGTTGCTTCGGCAGGCACATCAATCAGTCCGTTTTCCGGCAAACGGATTTCACGGGGTTCGCCCTTCGGCGGGTTAAACGTTGCCGTTACAGCAAGCCCGCTCCACGTATCGTCAAGGGTCACATGCAGCTGCTCGATACCGTAACTGCCAAAAGTGCCAAGCGATAAGTTCCCGGGTCGAACATTGTATCCTTTCAGCGATACTTCATGCAATGCCATTACACGCCCTCCAATCTGGCTTTAACCGCATACATCCACTTTTCCGGCACCTCGCCGTCTGATAATCTCATAATATCAACTCCTTAACCGATGCAGAAATAAGGGCGAACGCCACGAGAATCGGAAGCTCCATAATGGTCCGCATCGCCGCCGATACCTGACTGTCGGGGTTTGCGCAGATCATGCCACGCACCCCATCTCGGGAATCAAGCTGTCCGACGCCAGATATGCACCGAACGGTAGGGGGGCAGGTTGTTGTGGGGCTGACCTCCACCCGCTGGATGGGTCGTAAGTGCTGTGTTGTCGTACCTGTCGTAGGGATGTGTTGGTGCATATTGCGTTGATGCGCTGGTTGCCATGCTGATTGCCCATCCGTGGAGCTGATGCTGATGGGACGGAATCTCTTGCACAGTGAGCGTATGCTGTGCTTCGCCGCCCTCGCTGCCCACGGGGTAGGTATCGCTGGCCCCCATCAGCATGCGGTCCTGCACCTGCACCCAGCTTGTGCCGGGCCAGCTGATGGCAGGGTTCGTGGGGTTCTCTGTCTGCAAGTAATCGCCGATTCTGTACGGGCATAGAGCGGCCATATTTTGCACGATCATGTTCCACACCGCCTTTCGGCAATCCGGGGCTTAGAGTGCCCCCCTGCAAAATATCGTTTATTCGTCATATGCACAATACCTCCTTATGCGATGCTTCGCTTGACGCACGACCATTCGCTGCTCCACTCATTGGCTCACCTCCAAAACAAACACCGCCGCACTCGTCAGTGCGCTGTTCGCATAAAACTTAACCACCCCGGCTCCGGGTTCCAGCGCGGCTACCATCCGCACCGCATCCGTCACTCTCGTGCGGTCACTTACAGCAATCCGGCTGTTTGCCGTCACACCGGCAACAGTCACGGAAGCGCAGGCGGTGTAGCTGCTCGTGCTGCCGTCGTCCCAGGACACTGTGTAATCACCGGTGGTCCAGGCGCTGGCTGCCACCGTAACCGTCACCGGCTTGGGCAGTTTTGCGTCAATTTGGGTCTTATCGTAATAATTCGCAAACTTACTGCTTTCACCAGTGTCCTTCCAGACACCCGTGTCGCTGTCCCACACCCAAATGGTATCAGTTTCGCCTATAATGGCCCAGTTTCCGTCATAGCCGGTATCGTGGGCCGCGTACAGCGCCTCGTAATTGGGATACCACCCAACCGCGCCCTGGCTGACTTGCTGGGCCAGCGCGGCGTAGTATTTGGCGTTGTCCATGCCCTCGCCGGGGCGGGATGCTGTATCGCCCACGGCCCAGCTGCGGGCCTCCTTGGCACTGGCTGCAGCGGCTTTGGCGTTAGAAGGGGCTGCCTTGATGACCTCGATGTTATCGTGCACGCCCTGGATGCCCGCCTCGTTATCCCGCACAATTTTGGCGTTGGCGGCCACCTCAGCGGCCAGCACCTGCACGCTCTTGTATTCATCAGTGCTTTCAAGCATCCCATCCTGCACCGGGTTTTTGTCGATGTCCAGACGTAGGGCGGCCATACCGGCCACACCGCCGCCCGCCAGCACCTCTACCATCGGGGAGAACGTGCCGTAGCCGATTGTCATCTGGGCCGTCACGGCCATATAAACTGTGCTGCGGTCGCTGCTCACGCCAAGCGCAGGGTTGTAGACATAGTGCCCGTCTTTTTTATCCATCCTCAGGTTGACATCCGCGCCGGTGGGCAGTGTCCAGGGCTGCCCGCCCTTGTACAGGGCCACGGCCAGCACCGGGAGCGTATCGTCGTACTGTACCAGATGCACCGGCTGCACAACGTCTCGCCGGTCAAAATCCGCCCGCGTCGCCTTGATAAGCGCTTCTGCGGGTGGGCTGTAATTGGCTACCGCCATTTAAAAACACCTCACTGTATCATTCTGCCGTTGACCAGCACATAGCCGTTGCCCGCGCCGTCCACGCCCAGCTGCACCTTCACGTTGCCGCCTGCGTCGCTGATCGCGATAGCGCCGCCCTCATACTGGCCAGCCATTGTGACGTTAGCGATCATATTGTTGGGGTTGCTGGCCGCCGGGCCGTACAGCACCAAGCGGCCCACGGCGTTGTTGCTGCCCCATGTAGACATAAACGCGCCCATGTGCCAGTTTCCGTCGTTAGTCTTGCGGTACATTTCAATTTTGGCGTTGTCGATGACGCACTTGCTCTCCGACACCGTCGAAGTGAATTTTCCGGTGATGTCCACAGACCCGTCCGAGCCGATTTTAAAGTTGTCGCTATTCACAACCAGCCCGCCGTTAAAAGTCGTGACGCCCGTGTCCAAATTGGACACAAACTTTCCGTTGGTGGACTGCAGAACGCCGCCCCGGATAAGATTCGCACTCATAGTTCCGGTCGTGATGAAATCGGCGTTGATTGCACCGTCCATCGTGGCGGCCAGGCGGTACGGCCCGCCGTAGCCGCTGCTGCTGTAACCCCAACCGGCCAGATTCCACCGCCAGACCTTGGTAGCCTTTTCAATTTCCGGCTTATCCATCACAAGGATCTCGTCCGGCTCATCCGCGCCGGTGGAGCTGTGCAGCACCACATAGCCTCCCAGATTGCCGGTGATAAGCTGTGTGGCGCGGTCAATGGCCCGTTCCAGGTCGCTGCGCGTCTTGTTCACGGTGCTCTGTACGGTCTTGCCCATGTCGGCCACGGTGTTGGCCAGGCTGCTGCGGACGTCCCCCAGCTCCACGCTGTCGTAACGTTCCAGCAGCACGTCATAGACCGTTTTGATACAACTTGCATCAGCGCTCACGCCCAACTTTGCAAACTGCACATGTACGGTATCACACAGGCACACCCGCTCCAGCAGGGCCTTGTCGGCATATTCGGCGGTCTGTTCCAGCTGGGCAAAGCTCAATGTCAGGCTTACCTTCGGCACGCCCACTTTGTTTGCGGCGATATAATCCAGCGCGGCCTGCCGTAGCTGCGCGGCGGTGGGCTGCTCTTTTATGTCCTGGCTCACGTCCAGCGTCAGCACCCGCACAAAGTTATACTGGCCGTCCGGCACGTTGACAACCGGGTTGCCGGTGATCTGGGTCACGTTGCCGTCGCTGTCCACCCAGTAGGGGTAGACGCCGGTGTAGACCTCGGCGCAGCTTTCCTCCTGGGTCAAGTCGGTCAGGTTCTTTCCGTAGCGGATCGTCACACCGCGGTCGGTGCCGCGCTGGCTGTGCAGCTTCACGGTGGTGTTGTCCCACTCGTATTCACCGCCGTACACATCCAGCACGCTGCCCTCCACGCCGCCCAGCAGGCTGCGCAGGCTGCCCGGCACGGCAACGGCAAAGTCTGCCACCGTCTGGATGTCCGTCCAGAATTGGTAGTCACAGCTTACCGCCGCATGGCTTTTGAGCTGCTGCAAGGCGTCGACTGCGTTCAACGCCTTACAAGGCCCCACCGGAATGCCGCTCAAATCGTAGCTGATGTGCTGCGCGTTGACCGTCACCTGGCCGTTGATGGGGCGGCTGATTTTATAAATTCGGAAATACTGCGCCTCACCGTAGGGGTTCGGCTTTGCCAGAATCAGCCCGCGCAGCGCCAGGCTGCTGTAATGCTGCCCGGTGATGGGATAGACCATTTCCAGTTCAAACGCTCCGTTTCGCTCCTCGGTCACGGTGCAGCTTACAGCATCCCGCAGCACCCCCACACCGTTGCCCTTAAGCCCCGTCGTGCCGTCATAATATCTCGGATAGCTAATGATTTACACCTCCTACAACGTCCACCATCTAGGTGTGATTTCGCACTTGCTAATGCCGCCGCTCCAACTGATTTGTGTAGCTCCTGCCCCCAGAGTGGGAAATTCAGGCGCAGTTACATATTTATTTAAGTTTATCGCTTCTTTATAAGCGTCCATCATTTCGCAGTCTAGATACATCGGCCCGGTGTAACCTGTAACACTTATTTGTGTGCCCCCAACTTGTAATTTGGCATCGCTAGTAATGGTTAGTGCGATAAGCGGAAGGGAAGGGAATACAGTTGGATTGTACAGAGAATCACCGCTTTTGACTTCAACAGCATTTTCGCCGTCTTTTAAGTATTTCTGTGGTTTGCAATCCAACGAAATGGTAAATGGCGCAAGGTGGTTTGCCCGGATATCAGTTTCTGGGAAATTAACTACCCGCGCCATTCTGTACACATTTGGTTCTTCCTCTGTTTCAAGCCTGCGATAGCTAAAAGTAGTTCCACGCAGAAAAGCTGCAATCGTTGGTAAAGTGTTGCTTACATCAGTGTCCGTCAGCGCAAAGCATTTCGCAGTTGCACTAACATTACCATAGCTTCCATCCCATTCAGTCAAATCTCCACTGCGGCCAGAAATGGTCGTGGATGTAACCCTGGGTGTCGGTTGGCCGAAAGTAATTCCACTTTGCAACCGAATCCCAACATCAAGGCTACAAATGCCGTCCAACCAAAATCCATTAAGCATATACAGCCGCCTTTCTGTTGCTTTGCGCCTGAAGCTCATACGAAATCTGATTTGCTAGCGCATGTGCCATAGAATTCACATCGGAAAACTGAATGCCGTTAATATTGATGTTAAACGTCATACCGCCAGCCGCGTTTTCGTTGCCTTTACGGTAATGCGTCGCCTCTTCGCTTGTAAGCACCATCTCGCCGCGATGCAGGTTGGCAACATAGTTGTTATACGGTACGTAATCAAGGCCACCTGCGTGACTGCCATCTGTGCCACTACTGTTGACATCAACATTAACAGAGCGGTTTCCGAACAGGTTGTCCCACAAACCATTAAACCAGCTGACAAGGCTGTCCCAAGCTGCCGAGATGCCATCAATAATGCCATCAATGACCGCGTCACCCATTTGCATTGCGCCTTCTACAATGTCCGGCAAATGCTCTATAAAGTAGGTCAGCAGTGTTTCCACGATAGATGCAGCGGCAAGCATAATGTCCGGCAAGTGTTCCGAAACGCCCTCTACAAACGCAATCAGCATTTGTCCGGCAGTGTCAAGCATCTGCGGCAAGTTCTCATTCAGCTTTGAAACCAGCGTCAAGACGATTTGCAAGGCAGATTGTGCAACGGTTGGTAGCATCTGATAGATGCCGTTTCCCAGCACAGTTATAATCTGAATTGCCGAATCAATAAGTTGCGCCGCGTTTGCGCTGATTCCCGTAACAAGCGTCTGCACGATGTTCACGGCAGACTGCGCCAGCTGCGGCAGAACGGTTTCAATCAAGCTCGGCAGCTCTGCCATGATGGGAGGGACAAGGCTCTCTATCAGCTTAGCAGCTCCGTTCAGGGCGGCTTCTATTCGGGGAAGGATGTTACTTGCCGCTGTAGTTGCGCTATCCACAAAGTTGCTGATAAGCTGCTCAAAATTGGCATTATCATCGGCAATTCCAGTTACAAGGTTTGACCATGCGGATTTTGTAGCGTTCACACTTCCTTGAATCGTTGTGGATGCTTCTTTAGAGGTCGTACCAGTAATGCCCATTGCGTTTTGAACATCATGAATCGCGCTTACAACGTCCGCATAGCTGTCAATGCTGTATTTGGTATAGTTTCCCTGCGCGGCGTTCAGCTTGTTTGCGTCATCAAGTAGACGCTGCATTTCCTGTTTTGTTCCGCCATAGCCGAGTTTTAGGTTGTCAAGCATTGTGTAATTCTGCTTGCTAAAGCCATTATAAGCATTCTGGATGCTCTCCATGTCCGTGCCCATTTTGTTGGCATTGTCGGACATGTCACCAATGGCAGTATTGGCAAGCTCTGCCGCCTGTTCCGTATCGCCCCCCAGACTAGACACAAGCGCTGCTGCAAATGTAGTTGCCGTGTTCATGTACTCGTTTGCCGAAAGCCCAGCCGTTTTGTACGCATCGGCTGCATACTGCTGAACTTTATCTGCGCTGGTTTTATACAGCGTTTCAACGCCGCCTACAAGCTGCTCGTAATCTGCATAACTGTTAATTGCGAGTCCAGTCAGCGCCGAAATTGCTGTTGCGCCTGCCGTAGTAGCGGCAACGGATACTTTCGCAACGTTCGTAGCAACGGTAAAAATGCCTTTTCCAACTGTTGAAGCAGCAGAGCCTACCTTTCCAAACAGTCCTGTTAACCCACCAGCGCTGTTTTTCGCATCTTTCAAACCTTTCTCGTATTCGCTAGAATCCAGCGTGATTTTTGCGAAAAGGTCAAATACGTCCACTTACTTGCTCACCTCCTGCCGTTCTTTTGTTTTCAACCCATGCCGCGCCGCAAAGTCTTTGAAATCTGCCTGCACCTGTTCCGGTGTCCGCGTATCCACTTTGGGCGGGTGGATAATGTCAATATATCTCGCTGGCCTGTCCTTTACGCCTGTCACAGACACCACAAGGCTCCACGCGCTGTCTGTCATGTACACCTTGTACAGCTGTTCTTCAAAATCAGCTTTTAAAGCGTAAGGCAGCGCCGACACAAGCGCCTTTGCGCTCAGTTTCGGCATTTTCAGCAGTACAGGGATTACTTGTTCTGCCCGCCACCGAGATACGATTTGAAAAAATCAACAAAACCCTTATCGTTCAGCAGGTCGGCAACTTGCTTGCAGGTTATAAGGAAATTCTGTTTGCCGATTTCTTCCACCGTCAGGCCGTTAAACGGTGCAAGGATTGCGTATACATCTTCGCGATGCTGCTTCAACGCGATGTTCAGCAGCTTAACGATTTTCGCAAGGCCGAAGCGCTGCATTGCAATGCGGGTCGTTTCGCCCTTTGGCATCGTTTTCTGCATCTCTTTCACAAGCGCTTCATCGTCAATCAGGTTTGTGATGGGCTGCGCAATCTGCAAAACGACTTCCAGTGCCTCATCAGTGCCAAGTTCAGAAAAAATCCGCATTATGCCTCATCCTCTCCGGCCTTGATATACACCTCGCACGGCACAGTGTCCTGCGCGGTAATGGAGTAGTGCGCCGTGTATTCAAAGCTCATCTTGCCTTTTTCCTTGTCGCCGGTCTGCAAGCTGAAGCCGCCGGTGGACAGCGTATTCAGCATATGAATGGCGCAGAAACCGCCGCTCGTAGTACCGTGCTTGTCGGAATAATCGCACAGCAGCCACAAATCGGTAAAGTCACTGTCTTTCAGGTCGTTGCGTGGCGTGATTTTGGAAACCTTGGAAGTAGTCGTAACATCCGCAGCGCCAAGCATGCTCTTGGCATTCTCTGCCGATGCCGAAACATAAGTGCCGCTGCACTTAACATCCCAGGATTCAATCTGTTTCAGTTCTTTCATGTTCTTGGGGCAGTTGTCGATGTCCTCGCCAAAGTCGGTAAAGCTCGGCACAGCCGTAAAGTTGATGCCGCCAGTCGTAGCGCCCAGCAGCGCACTCTCTTCCGGCGCAGTACCGGCAGCCGGGTCAAACGTAGTTGCAAGATAGCCTGCGTTCAAGACCAGTTCCTTAAACGCAGATTCAGGAATACGAGTAAATTTCATGCTTTCACCTCAATTTAGGCATAAAAATTCGGCGGTAACGTTGATGTACCGCCGTTTTAGGTTTTTGTCTGTGTCATCTGCCAGTGCCTGGCAGAACGGGGAGCCGCGTTTTAACCAAACCAAGCCGCCATCTACCGGCAGCGTCACGCCGCCAATGCCCAGCGCGTCCGAAAGCTCAAGCGCCTTTGCATTGGGCACCGCTTCGCTCGTGGTATGGAACCACATGTTGACCGTCAGCGATACCGCCCCGCCGCCCCATGCGTCAAACACGGCATCATAGGTCAGGTAGGGGAGTACCGCGTCATCTGGTACGGCATTGCTGGCGTAAGCGGTCATAAATTGCCCGAAAAACTGCTGTAATGCAGCGCCCTTTGTCATGTCGGCAATCCCTCCCGCAATCGTTCAGCCGTAAAACTTTTTAGGCCGTTCAGCATCGGGGAAGCACTTGCCGGGGCTTGCTTTTCTTCCGGGCGGCTCGTGACCCGAAAATATGCCCCGGTCGTCACGTCTTTATACACGCTGCCGTACTCGATGGGCACATCTTTCCGTACAATGCCGGTATACACGCTGGTCACACCCTGCGCTTCGGCCTGCCGTGCTTCAAGGCTGCTGTCCAATGCAACGTAATTCGCAAACTCTGCGCCCTCGCTCCACTCGGTAAAATAGCCGCCCTCTCCGTCAGACTTTGTCAGCTTGTCCATAATGATGCAGCTGTGCGAAAAATCATCTAAAAGGCTCATAGCTTTCTCCATTTGTTCAGACGGGACGCAAACACACCCTGCCATCCCTTTACAGAGCCGCCAGAATTGCCGTTTGCGCTCGATTTGGTGTAACTATACCCTGCAAAACTCTCGCTTTGGAACGGGCTGCTTGCGGCGCTCTCATACTTGTTGCGCCATGCTTCCACATCCTCAACCAAAGAAATAAAGGCAGCGGGCACAGCAAGCGCCCACACAACACCGTCAAATGTTTCATCGGTCAAGCTGCCAGCACCGTACTGGTACACGCCATCGTTGAACACGCTCCCTATGATGCGGAAATATTGCCCCTCAACTAAAAAAGGCAGCGTAATGCTGCCGTCCTTGATGGTAAATGTGCCGCTGTACGCGCCATCCGGGACCTTAAACCAGTTCCGGCACTCCCTCATCAATTCTTCAAGCATTACGCCGCCCTCCTTTTATCAGCCTTTAGTGTTTACGGCGGCCTTAGTTGCAGAAGGATTGACAGTGATAACCGCAATGCCGTCCAGATACTCAGCCCACAGAGCCATGCCCATAACCGCAAAGCTCTCACCTACAGCAGTGCCATAGTTGCCCTGAGCGTGGAATCCGATCAGGGGAGTCTCCCCGCTCACGGTGTAAGTCAGACCAAGGCTAGAGAACTCGCTAGAGGGATCAACATAGTACAGGTCAATGTTTTCTACGGGGGTCGCAATGACCTTGTTGCGGGCAATCTGAGTTGCGGGCAGCAGGAACAGGGTGCTATAGCCCATAAAGTTCTTGATGTAGGTCAGGCCGAAAGCGTTCTGCACGGTCACCTGTGCACTGCCCAGATAGTCGTAAGCATCCAGAATATTCGCGAACCCGACAACTTCAGTCACATCCTTCTGAATGGTGGCAAACTTGTTCAGTACCTCGCCCTGAGCCTTCGCCAGTGCGGCCTGCCAAGAGGCAGCATCGCCGGTCAGGCTGCCGGTGTTCAGGAAGGTGTAGAATTTGCTCATCACCTCGTTTTGCAGCTTGGTGAGGAAAGCATCATCGGACTTCTGTACGGCAATAGTCGCGCCATACTTGTCCACATCCTCGATGGGCACGGCTTTTGCGTACTTTTGCAGGGTGATGTCTTCCTTTGTGGCCGGGGTGATAGTGGTCTTGCTATAGGGAATTACAGCACCGGCGGGCACAGTGCCGCTCTCCAGCGCAACGCTAGCGGTGTAAGACACCAGCGAGGTGCCTGCCTGCTTGCGGATGGGCCGCATGATGCCGTAGATTTCCCGCAGTGCCTCCCAGTTGTCGGCAAAGCGGGTCACAAAATCAAGCTCGCGAGCAGTAACGCCGGTGTAGACATTGGGCAGACTGTCGCGGGGAGTGGTCAGGGTTTCAACTTTAGTTGCTGCCATTTTAAGGCTCCTTTCATGTGTTCTGGTTGTTCAGATTCTCTTCAATGGCCTTCAGGCGTGCTTCATAATCCATGACATAGCGCCCTTTTTCATCTTTTTTGTAGATGTCGGCCATTGTTAGATTTGCGCCGCCGCTGTTGGCGGGCGGGGTTGGCGTGTCGGCTCCCTTTGTGCTGGTGGTGGTGATGTACTCGCTGTAACTGTCCTTCAAGCTCTTTTCCAGCTTGTTAGCCTCTTTCACAGCTCCGTCATCGTTCAGCTCCAGCGCATCAAGCAGGCCGTCAGCCTTTGCCAGCTTCGCCACGCTCTGCAAGCGCTTTTCGGATACGCCGATTTTCTTCAGCACGGCTTCCACTGCCTTTTCTTTGGCAGCGGTCGTCTTTTCGGCATCAACGGTCTTTTTGTAATCCTCGAAAGCCTTATGCTCGGATTCATACTTTGCCTTGTAACCGTCATCGCCATTTCCTTTCAGGTCGTCCAGTTCCTTTTGAACGCCGGGAAGTTTTTCCGCATCGGCTTTATAGCGGTCAATGTCAGCTTTCAAACCGTTTACGGTGTCAGTGTGGGCTTCAATGATAGTGTCCTGCTGCTCTTCGGTCAGCCCCATACCTTTCAGCAGCTTACGAGTAATAGCCAATGTTTTCGCTCCTTTTCTTCGGTGTCAGTTCTTCGACATTTGCGTTTTATATAAAAACAGCGCTTCTTTGCTGTTTTTGCAAAAAGTTTGTAAAAATGTTTCCTTTCAGATAATTTGAAAGGAAACATTTTTTGGGTATAAAAAAGTGGCAGTTGCAAAATTTGCAATTACCACTAATAAAAAGAGCCGAGAGGCTTATTTGCCTTTCAGCTCTGCTTCGATTATTCTTTTGTACTGTTCGCCGTGCTCGGAAACGGCAGGCTTGATAAAAGGCTTTGCCCGTTGCCCGTGCGTCAGATGCCAATTGCCTTTTTCGTCCTGATACGTCCACGGCGTTTGTCTGCCGCCGGGGTAATATATGCCGGTTCCGCACTCCACATAAACCGCATACTCGCTATTTGTGCCGATATATGCAGCCTTTTCGCCGTCGTTTACCATATGTGTAATGCTGTTGCGTAGGTTGCCTGTATCAACAGGGCATAGCTTTTTAGCATATCCCTCTGCTACAAGGCCGCATTTTTCGAGTGCTCTTCCAACAGCAGCGTCAAGCGCTCCCAGCACCTCGGCGCTGTGGTCTTCAAACTGTATTTTCACGCTTCAGCTCCTCTTGAATCCATGGGACATCATCGGGGAGGCGGTTGAGAGCCTTTAGAGTGTCAAAACAATCCCGAACAATCTCTTGTTCGAGATATTTATTTAGCTCTTTGTGCCCCCAATCGGGCGGGATACCTCCAATTTTATTGTCGTATGAATGGTCAATCTTTAATTCGCGCAAGCTATCTTGCATATCAAGAATATCGGATTCTTTTACGTCATCTATTGTAAATAAAACCATATTCTTTGCCCCTTTGTAAGAATACGAGCACTTTGTTTATCGCTTCTGTGTCGTTTTTTGAAGATTTAACAACTTTTTGCAAGTGCATGGTAGCTTTAAGCATTTCAAGACGATTAAAGTCTTTGCTTTTTTCTATCGAATATGCAGAGCCATTATTCCCAACGATTGTGAGCACCTGTATATTTTCATTCTTTGAAAATGTAAACAAATCTCCGGGAGACAATGTGAGCCCGCTCGGATGATTATGGATTACTATATATTGTTCATCAAACGTTGGAAGCGTAACGTGTTCGGAATCATTTTTAGAAGAATAGTCACTCAACGGCTCCATGTTCATATCATAGCACCGCGCCACTTCAACCATGCCGCCGCGATTCATAACCTCTTGTAGCAGGTCTTTGTGTGCTTGCTGCAACTTTTTCTGCCCCGCTTCATCCAAGACTTTGCTCGGCAGAACTTTTACTCGTTTTATCGACTTTATTGTAACAGGTTTCACAAGACCTTTCAAGTCATTCAAAACTGTTTTCCCGTTTTCTTTTTTCCACCCCGCCCACTCTGCATAGGTTTTGTTTTCAACAAGAACCCATTCACCTGTTTTAGGGTCACGCGCACGCCGTGTTCCTAGTTCCTCATTTATACCAGGAATGACAGGCTCTGTCGTGCAACGGCAGTTGTATTGCAAATATCCTGGCGCAGATTTATCGCCAGGCATCATAAGTTTATAACCATCCACAATAAATGGCTTGTCAACATCTACCTTCTGCCCGTCTGCCTCCGCGTGTGCGTGGCGTGTGCGGTTGTCCAGCGTTGCCAGCCAGCGCTTTTTGAGCTTTATGCCCATGTCTTGTGCGGCGCGGTAAGTATCTAGCCGTCCCGCGTTCTGCGCCGCTGTGACTGCCGTTCTGGCGGTTCGGATAGCGCTTGCACGGCTCATATCCCGCATACGCTGTTGCAGGTCGTTGGCTATTTTCGGTATGCTTTTGCCTTGCAGAATGGAGCTTGTGACGCTGGCTGTGATTTGCTGCTTTCCGTATTTCAGGTCAATTCCGCGCTGCAATGCCCGTTTTGGAGGGTAGTACGGCATCAAGTCAGGCTGCTCCACAATCAGACGTTTCACTGTCTGCTCATCCCACAGCGTAAAATCTGCTTTGTCGGAAACCTGCTCAATTTTGTATGCGGCATAATTCCTGTTCAGCGTGTAGATGCCCGGCGTGGCGTCGTTGACGTATGCCACCGCCGTTGCATTGGCATTGGTGTATCTTTCTGCCACCTTGTCCCGCAGCGCCGTAAAACGCTTGCCTCTGCCCATCTGCGCAAGCCGCCATTGCTTGTACTGCTGTTCGGTGATTTCGCCTGCATCGAGCTTTTCTTTCATGGCTGCATCACGCTTCTCGAACTGCTCAAAATAGGCTTTCACCGTGTCGGTCAGTTCGTCAGCAGCTTCCTTGTACAGCTTTGCGATGCGGTTTTCCAGCTTGGCAAGCTCTGCATCTGTCAGGCGGTGCGCGTAATCAGGTTTTTTCATTCTCCGAAACCCACGTTTCAATATTCGCAACATCTCGCACAGCTATTCTCAATTCCCAGTGCGAAAGTTCTTTTAGTTCAGGCCCCGTTTTTGTTTCTTGGTAGACTGGAACCATAAGCAAATCGTCTCTTTTAAGCCCACGAACAATGACAATAACGTCACTGTTCTCCATTTTCGCTTCCAGATGTAATGAAATCGGGATTTTTGGCTCTTTCAAGTTCCTCTGCCTCCTTTCGCTTCATCAAATCCTCGTACTGGTCTGCGTCACCGAGAATGGTCAGCAGCTTTTTTGTGATGTATTCATCATCGTAGTATTCCGCGCCCAGCATCACGGTCTGCGTTTCTTCCTGCTTGTTGATAATCTGGTTGCGCGTGTATGTTGGCTCGTCATCAAGCCCGGCAACCGCCAAAATGCCCTTGATGCAGCGCGTTACGCAGCTTTCAAACTTGTCCGTTTTCAGGTCGAGTGGCACATAACTGGCCTTGATGGCCGTTGCAGTTTGGTTGCCAGCGCTGACAGCGGCAGAATCAAAGGCCTGAAAGTCCTCGTATAACTTTTTGGTGAGCATATCAATAGTCGCCTGCGTGCCTTGAAACGGCGCTTCGATGCTCTGTGGCGTGGCCTTCGCGCCCTCTTCACCGTCAGCATGGGCTACATGGGTCGTTTTCAGACGCTCAATGAACTTTGTGTCGTCCTGCTCGTCCATGCCTCCGCAGTTGGTCAGAACCCAGAAAATCAGGTTGCCTTCGTCAACGTTGTTTACCATGTTGGAGCTAGCAAGGTCGAGCGCGTCAATGGTATTCTGTCGCCCCTGTAGCTCGCTGTGGGCCTTCTCGCCGTTTTTCAGCGGGATAATAGGAAATCCGGGATAGTTCTCACCGTCATAAATTTCTGTGCCGTCTGCCTCGCTGGTGCGCAGCTTCAACTTGTATGCGCGTTTCGGCTTGAGAATCGCCATATCATCGCTTTTGGGCTTTAGATACTCTGTGTAACCGTCAAGCTCGTACAGCGTGGCGCGCAGCGGCTTATTGTCTGCCACCTGCCAGAAACGGATTCCGGCTTTAATAGAGCCGTCTTCCTCGTCGTATAGAGGAACAAATTCCTCTGCTGCGAACACCTGCACATGGTCGAGATTCCAAAACACGAAAGACTGCCCGTCAATCAAAGCATGGCGGGCAGCGTCCATAATATCTTCGTCAAACGTCGCACCCAGCGCCTTTTTTGTCTCCGGTTCCTGAAATGAAACGCCGTTGCCCAGCAAATACGAAACTTCTTGGTCTACGACCAAGCCAAAAAACTTGCTTGCAATCTTGTGATTTGCCGTGTACATGTCACGGTGCGCCTTGCCCTGCATGTCGTAAATGATTTTCTCGTATTTGTTGATTGTAGGGTTTTCTCCGTGGTAATACTTGTTGGCGTTCGCTGCAAGGCGTGTGCTATGGTCGGCCTTATACTCATTGATTGCGCCAAGTATGAAACTCATGCGGGCTTTTTCGTCCTCGCCAACCGCTACAAAATCTTGGTATGTTTTCACGTCTTCTCACCGCCTTTACACGAAAATGCTCTTGTATCTGGTTTCGGCGGTGTCCCCCGCCTTGTTCGCTGTGCTTTCCATCGCATAACGCACTGCATCAATGTGATGGTTGTTCAAATCCGGGTAGCCTTCCAGCACTTCACCCGTCTTGCCGTCCCGCTCGTATTCATACTCGCTGAACTCTTTTGCAGTATCCGGGCATCGTTCCGGGTCAATGACAATAGCTTCCAGCATTTGCAACCATTTTGTGCCATACCGAACCGATTTCGGCCCCTTGCGGGCTGGGAACGTCTTTACGCCGTACTTGTTATAGTCAGCAATAGATTTTGGCTCGGCGCTATCCGCGCAGACTTTATCCTCACGCGTCAGCCCTCTATCCAAAAGCAGTTGCGCAGTGTCCCTGTTGCTGGTTCTGCGCCGTGTCAGTTCATCGAAGATGTACAGCGTGCGCCGCGCTGCGTCATAGTGCATTGCATTGTATGCCCATGGGTCAGGATACCAGCCCCAGTCAACGCCGCGCTTGATTCTGTCGAATGTTTTCAACTGCTCGTCTGTGATTGGTTGAATTTTCAGGTTTTCGAATACCGCTGTGCCGCTGCCGACAACCTCGCCCAGATACTCGTGTCGGTAGGCCGTTTCGTTTGTGCGCTGCAAATATTCAGCATCGGCCAGAAACCGCTCTCCGAGCCATTCTGCGGGCGTTGTTTTGTAGGTGGAATGATGTACTAGCTTTCCCTTGCGGGGCTGCAAAGCGTAGCCGTTCGCCCAGTTGCGGGCCATTGCAGGCGGGTTGAAGCTCTTGAATGTAATTGACCAGTTACCTCCACGCAAGCACGACTGCTCAACATTTCGTATCTGCTCTGCGCCGTCAAATTGGTCTAGCTCCTCAAACCAAGCAATCCCGATATAGCCAAACGGCATCTTCACCGATTTGACCTTGCCTGGGTCATCCATACCGAAAAAAAGCACCTTTTGCCCAGTTGGCAAATAGGTGCATTCCATAGGGGATACAGTGCAGCGAAAATGGTCGTGCAATCCAAGCTCATTGATAGCCCAAACGATTTGCGCATACACGCTTGTGCGCAGTGTGTTTCCGACCTTGCGGAAAACCGCCGCGTGGCATTGCGGATGCTTTAGCAGTTGTAAAATCAGCTCTATGCTGATATAGCTGGATTTGGTAGAGCCGCGCCCACCTTTCGCAAGCAGTTCTTTCACGTTGCCTGCCTTGATTTGCCGGTGCGCTTCAGCAAAGCATGGGGAGACCATAGCCGATAATCTGTTACAGGTCATCTATGATTTGCACCCCGCTGTCTGTCTGTTGTTCAGGCTCGTCTTTCTGCCCCAAATACTGTTTGCCGAGCCAAATTGCCATATTTGCGTTTTTTTGGGCGAGTGCAAATTGATACCGACGCAGAGAGCATTTTCCCTTTCCTCGCTTTTGCTTAAAAACTACGGAAAAACTATCCTTGTATGTCCTTTTGCACCACGCATCAATCGTTTTGTCTGTTACGCCAAAGAAATCGCATATATCTTCTTTTGTACACTGTAACCCGCATAGGTTTTCAAAGTGGTTTTGATCGATCTCTTTTCTCGGGCGTCCTGTTTTTGCCATAAACGCCCTCCTTTTTCTTTTGGCGTTGAATGAATTTCTGCATATCCCTTTTTAAGTACGGGCTGTCTGTCTTTGCGATTATTTTTCGCGCTTCTTTAATTGTCATTTAACAGCACCGCCCTATTCCCCGTCAGGGTTTCCCATCGCTTTACAATCACATCACAGTATCTTGGGTCGAACTCCATTGCATACGCATCCCGACCGTTTTGCTCACACGCAATAACCGTCGTCCCGCTGCCAGCAAACAAATCAAGCACGGCGTCACCGCCTTTAGTGTTGTTTTTGATTTGATAATCGAAAAGCGCCACAGGTTTCATTGTTGGATGCTCTTTATTTTTTGTTGGACGGTCAAATTCCAGCACGGTTGTTTGCTTTCGGTCTGACGCCCACAAATGACCAGCACCAGACTTCCATCCGTAAAGGCACGGCTCATGCTTCCATTGGTAGTCCTGCCTGCCCATTACCATTGCATTTTTTACCCAAATAAGAACCTGCCGGACTTCCCATCCCGCCATCTGGCACGCCATTCTAAAGACATACGCCTTTGAATCGGCGTGCCAGATGTAGAATACAGCCCCCGGCTTCATCACAGAATCAGCAGACGAAAACGCAGATTGCAAAAACGCAATAAACTCATCGTCGCTTTTTGCATCGTTTTCGATTTTAAGCGCGTCCTTGGTTTTCCCAGTATAGTCAACCCCGTAAGGCGGGTCTGTGAGCAACATGTCTGCAAGACGCCCCCCATAAGAGCGCTTACATCATCGCTTTTTGTGCTGTCGCCGCACATAAGCCTGTGTCTGCCAAGCTGCCAAATGTCACCTTTTTTTGTTATTGGCTCGGATTCCTCATCCACCTCCGGCGCATCGTCTTCTACAACTTCTTCTGTCGCTTCTTCTGGGAGTCCCCAATCAAAATCAAACGCCGACAAATCCAGCTCCGGCAGTTCATCTTTCAGCAGGTCGAAGTCCCAGTCACTCTCATTGCTTTTGTTATCCACCAGCCGGAGGGCATTCACCTGCTCTGGTGTCAAATCGTCCACACAGACGCACGGTACTTCTTTGATTCCCAGCTTTTTTGCAGCCAATGCGCGGCAATGCCCAATCACAATAATGTTGTTTTTGTCCACAACAACCGGCTGCACAAACCCATATTGCTTGATGCTTTCGGCAACATTTTTGATTTGCCTTGCATCGTGCTTTTTTGCGTTGTTTTCGTATGGGTGAATTTCTCCCAGCGATTTCATCACAATTTGCATAATATCCTCCTTTATGCAAAACAAAAAGCCCACACAATTTGTGTAGGCTTATATCCCCCAAAACCCCTTTGCGCCGGAGGAAAAGCGCGTTCCCGCCCAGTCGGTGTATGCTGTGCCGACCTCACCCGTTGCGGGGAGCAAATCCGCAACGTAATCCAGCGTTATTTATATCCCGTCCGCTGGTCGCGGTCTCTGCTTTGATATTATGGGTTCCGGCGATGCGCAACTGCGTCAGTAACGGAGTCCGCACAAGCAGATGCCGGGCAGACTTTTTCAGGCTCTCGAAGTCCCGTTGCGACCTGCCATCGCGCCGCGCTCCTGATCGGCTTTCCGCTTTGCTTACAGCGTTCAGGTTATCTATCGCGTTTTGCCTGCGCCGGGCTTTCACCGGTGGGAGCGACCCAGCATGTGCCCTCAGCCGGACTTGAACCGGCACACCAAGGCTCTTGCCATTGAGCTACAAGGGCATGTGCGGCTTGCCGTTTGCACGACCATTGTCATCATTTGTGAGGTATACCGCGCACGCTCACACAGACAGGTTGCGACCCTGCCCTCTGGTACTGCACATAGGTCTTGCACCTTTGCCGCGCCGTTGCTTCGGAACGCAGCGCCCTTGCCGTATTGACTGGTCAGTCCCAGTTTGCGGCTGGCTATGCAGCAAATAAAATGCCGGTCTTTCCCGGCTGTCAGTATCGAGAATAGGAGGTTTTGCTATGGACTTTAATGTACCCTCTTTACAGTTTCCAGCATATTCATAATACCACTTGACAACGTCCCCACAGTTACCCTTTTTTCTTGTCCAAAAGCCAGAAAAATTTTCTTCTGCTTTCGTAAAACTGCCGTCTGCCGCAATACACAGGCTGGTATTCGTAAGCCGTTCCCTCTGTTACGTTTTTCAACAGAGCGCACCAGTTTAAGGGGTCTGCTTCTCTTGCCGCGTCCTCAATGATTCGGACATCTGTGCTTAACTTTAGCGCTCTGTCAGCCTTTCTAGCTGTTGGGTCTGCCTTTCCGTTTCCGTGCGGCAAACCGTCATTTGAAACCGCATCAAGACCTCTTGCACTAGCAATTTCCAACCGCATTTCAGCGTATCTTTTGCAAAAGTGCTTTAATTCAAGGTATCTTTCTTTTGAAATTCCATATTCATCTAGGTTGAGCGGTCTTTCTCTCATTTTTGCTCCTTTCTTCCATTTTCATGCAGCGCGGCAGCGTGCAAATATTGTCATTCTTCCACTCGCATGTCGCGCAAAGATGTTCGCGGGCGTATTCATCAACTAGTTGCTGTTCTTTAATTCATCTGCATCAATCAGTCGCATGGCTATCTCTCACTTTCTCAAAATAGAATTTGATCGCTTTCGGATTTTCCAGCACATTGCCGTAAACGACGCCGACCTTGTAAATGTAGTTCTCTTGCAGTTTTCGCGGAATCTCTGCAATGTATCGTCTGAATGTTTCAAGGTCGTGTGCGCGTTTGTAATGGTTGCACATACGGCAGGACGGCATAAGGTTTTCAATGCCGTCCGTGCCGGAATCCTCTGGGTTCCACGCCCTCTGCGGCTTGAAGTGGTCTACCTGCATATCATTGTAGGCAATGTGGCGGCCACAGTAAGCGCAATGACCGTCAAATTTCTTGTACACCGCAACGCGGGTCTTTTTACTGATTGCCATTGCTACGCCTCCCTCTCGACGGCCTCCGGCACATCCAGCAACAGATGCACTCCGTTTGGCCTGACATCAATCGAAATGTCGGTGATCGTCAATTCGCTGCTGTCGCCGCAGCGAACGGTTACAACGGCAGGTTTGACCGCGTCAATCACGCGACTGAGGCGCATCGGCTCAATGTCCACATACTCCCCGTTTTCATTCAGAACAGCGCTCATTTTTCGGCCACCTCAATATCTTTCCAGTTGATTGCCGCGCCACATTGCGGGCAGCGGTCAGGCATATCTCCGCATTCATTGCACAGCAGCTCCGCGCCGCAGTTTTCACAGTGCGTCATGCCGTAGTCGTCAATTCTGACGGTCACTTTTTTCATCTTCTGCACCCTCGATTCTAACGCCACAGTTCGGGCAGTAATGTGTTTCTAAGCGGATAGACGACCAGCTCCAACCGCATATTGATGAAGCATTTCGGGAACGCTTCTGCCAGCAGCGACCTGATCTTCGGGTCGAGAATCAAATTATCCATTGTTTTCACCCTTTCTGGGAATCTTAATCATTACGGCATCGTGAATGCCAAGCTCCACGATCTGCAAGGCCGCTGCGTTCTCGGCCTCCATGATGCCCTGCGTCAGCTTATTCAGACGGTCTTTTCCGATGCCATCCTCCTGATGCAGCGCAATGATACCGCACCACATCGTCACTTGGCTGGCCGTGCTGCGCAGCTTATCCCTGTGTGTCCACATTTCTGCATCTGTCATTTTGCATTCCCCCTTTTTGGCGGGTAGACTCGCCCGTCCATGTAGCATTTATACCCGGCTGCCCTCATAGCCAGAATTTCTTTTTCCGTCGGCAGACAGCTTTCATATTCCGTGTGAAACATCCTGCGGCCTGCCGCGTCGTAAACCTCAAATTTCACAGGCTGCACCCGATCATTCGTCATAGTAGCCGTCCAAAAACATCAAAGCCCCCGGAGCGCGGAACCTGATCTCGTAGGCTTTTAAGTCCTGCGGCGTGACAAATTTCCTGCCGAACACCGTTTTCATCTCCTGCCAGTCCGGCCACGGGATGCGATAAAACTGCACCCCGCCGAAGCAGCAGATCACGAACGAAACCGCGCCAAACTCCTGCGCCCGCCGGAGCCGGGCCTGTTGGTTTGGGGTCACGCGCTCGAATTTCATGCGGCCCGTATCGGTGAATTTTGCTTCAAACTCCACTGCCTGGCCGCCGCGCAGGAAACCTTTGTAGTCCACCTGCGCAGCCTCGTTATGGACGGCCACGAAGTAACCCGGCTTGCCCTTGATCGGCTTTATCAGGCGCACAGGCTCCGGTGTTTTCTCGATGTCAGCTACGCCGCGCACACGGTAGAAATCGCAAGCCTGATTGATGATGTCCTCGAAGAACGCGCCGTTCACCTTGTTTTTTAGTCCTGCGACTTTGCGATCAACCATTTTGCTCTCCTTTCCGCGTCCAGCACACGCGCAAACACCGTGCGGTTCCACTCGCGCATCATCTCAACAGCGAACGGCACAGGGGTAACAACATACCTCGGTGTGATAACGCGCCCGAAAACGGCCCTCTCTGCCGCTCTCACGCCGTAGTGGCAAGCCGGGTTCGGATGCACCCGGTATACCGTCTTGCCGATGGGAAAAGTCGGCGTTAGGAAACACCTTCAGAAACTTATCCTGGCGGGTATTGGCGGGATGTTCTTTCTCCCATTGCTCGACTTTTGAAACTGTTTCTTCGATGCTTTTAATTGAATCGTCGTCGAACCCAACCATGCAGCACATGTCATTTTTGTAAACAGGGCATTCCTCGCAGCTTTGATTTTTGCATAACATGTTTACCGTCTTGAAAAATTTAACTGCGTCCATAGTCTCACTCCTTACCAATCTGCGTTTATAACCACAAAATCGCCGTTTTCTATGGCGCAATCGACCAGCATCTTAATGCTTACCCAACCGAATACATCGTGTTCTCTTGCAAAAGTTACAAGGTCTTTTGCCTGTTCGGATGTGAGCGTCATATCTTTTCCATAAAAATCGCGTTCTGGCTCTTTCTCGCGGATTTCATTTGGCACATAATAGCCTATTTTTTCGAGATACTCTTTCCAGACACGCCCGCAGGAAGACTCATAGTCTTGCATTGTGCCTTTGATTGGCTTTCCGCAGTGCGGACATTTGCCCACATCGTAGCGGCTGACTGTAATCTCAAATACCATTGCGATTACTCCTTATCCAACCCGCGGGCTACATACTGCCCATAGGTCAAGCCAAGGGCGGCGGCTTCGCGGGTACATTGCTCAATTGGTTTTATGGTTTTCTTCAGGCAGGGATGCGCAGCGGGTTTCTTGCCTTTTTTCAAAACACCGGCATCCCTGCGGCGCTGGTAGGACGCCTGCGCGCTTTTGATATTGCGCTTGCGGATGCAGGAATCGCAATAGCGCTTTGTGGGCTGTACATCCCACATGATTTTCCCGCAGGTCTTGCAGAATTTTGTTTTGGTCATAGCGGCTCCTTTGTTTTGGGTGCTTCAATGCCGATGCTTTGTAGCGTTACCTGCGCCCAGAGGTCGGCAAGCTGGTCATTGCGGTACTCGTTGTATTTATCGGCTACCGGGCCTGTCATTGCATCCTGAATCCGTTTCAGGGTGCGGGGAGAAAGACCGACCTGATAGCATGCCAGCAGGCACAGATAGGTAGCGCGGGTGGCAATGTCGTTGCGCTCCTTCATGACGGCCTCCTGCGCACGGCTCTGGATGCCCTGAATTTTAGATTCTGCATAAGCGTCTATGGCTTTTTGCATGGCCGGGGTGGGATGAAGTCTGGCTTTCATGGGTTCACTTCCTCTAATGTTAAACTTACTTTGTATGTTCCCTTTAAGACTGATACAATAGCAGCCAGCGTTTCAGCCGTGTATACGCCTTCAACCTTCTGCACGATTTTTTCGCTTTTTGCTTGGGATTTTTCATTTTTTTGTACATCGTCATGTGCCTTTTTAAAATCCATTGCTGTGGGCGACAAGTTTTCGATATAATACTTGATTTTTTTTACATTGGCGGCGACAAGGGTGTCATGGGCAGCTTCCATTAAGTTCGTGAGGTCTACTTTGCGGCGGGTCGGCATATAGAACACCGTGGCGACGCGGTAGCGGCCCGACAGCGGGGCTTTCGGCTTTGGGGCGAGATACCCACATGGCGGCCTGTTCGTACTTCTTGTACTGCCTGCTGGGGGCGATGAACGGCTTGCCGGTACGATGGTTGGTAAGTATCTGCTGGGAGTTCTTCTTGGTGATAGGTGGCAGGGAGATAATGTATTTTTGGATCATAAATTGCCCCACTGTTCTGCCATTGCTTTTGCAATACCAAAAAATGTTTTAGACCTCTCTTTCGCATGACCGCTTCCCAACCACCATATCCTGGCTCTCTCTTTTTCTGGCAATGTCATCATGTATTCGTACACATTATTGGTTTCGCGCAGTAGTGAAAGATTCTTTAACCATAGGCACGTTTTCTTTTGCTCTGGGTGTCCGTACTGCCAAGGATTTATAATTTGGTCAGGCTTTCGATATAGAGTGCTCATAATCGAAACAGGATTTTCAATCGCAATATGTTCAATCGGCGCCTCGGCAAACTTCAGAAAAAACGCTGCCGCATCATATTTCAGGCTTAAATGCTTTACGCCCTCACTAAACCATCTCATTCCGGAAACCGCCAAATGCGTGCAAGGCGGGTGTGCAATCAGCAAATCCCACTTGCCTACATCATGAGCCTTGCCGTCCATCGTTACGATTTGCCCCCCATCGATTGCTTTCAGGGCATCACCTAAAATATGCCATTCCGGGTGTCCTCCAGACGGTTCCTGGATGTCACAGCTGTACGCTTCATGTCCGCGTTCTCGGAACGCCTTGCAGACTGTCTGCGATTCTTCACAGGCAACTAATACTTTCACGGTGCTATCTCCTTTACTTTCGCGTAAAATTTCTCGCTGTACAAAATGTCCAGCAGGCGGGGATTTTGGGTGTAACCTGCGGTGCGCAGGGCGGCTTCGGCGTTCCAACGTTTGGAATACAGGCGCTTGGAGTGGGTGATGTCGCCGGTAGAGCGGGAGTAGGTGATGATTTCAAAGCGTTTCATAATCAGAACGGCAGGTCGCCTTCATCCTCAATGAGGGCAAAATCATCGGCTTGACCCTGAGAATAGGCGGGCGGTGCTGCATCAGGTTCACCCTGCGTGCGTTGTGCGGCGTTCTGCGAGGCGGGGCTGGTACTTTCCTTACTGCCGCAGAAATTCGCGTTCTGGGCCACGATTTCAACGGCTGTGCGGTTCTGGCCGTTCTTGTCCTGATAGCTGCGGCTCTGCAAGCGGCCATCAATGGCAATCAGGGAGCCTTTCTGGAAATACTTGCAGACGAACTCTGCCGTCCTGTCCCATGCAACAACGTCCAGCCAGTCTGCCTGGCTCTGGCCGTTGGCGTCACGGCGTCCGCGATCACAGGCGATGCGGAACGACGCAACATTCTTGCCCGTCGTAGTCTGGCGAAGCTCCGGGTCACGCGCAAGGCGACCCATGATTGCAACAACATTCAGCATATTTTTCACCTCAACATGAAATTCTTTCTCTATCGCAGTTTTCCAATATCGCCAGCTTGTAGCTTTCTGGTGCGTTATCGCCAAGCTGCACCACGCCAGCGGAAAACCACTTTGGCAGCGGGATACCAAGCTCTTTGTATCTGTCCCATGCAAGGCGCATAGACCAGTTATCGGCGACGTTGTATGCGCTGTATTTGACAGCAGCTTCCCGCACCTCGCTTACAGTTGGCTTGAATCGGTGCGTTTTGGAAAGCTCCTGCACAGCTTTCAGTGCGGCGCTGTAGGGGACGTCGGCAAGCGACGCCGCCCAGGCTTTGGCAGTTTCCTCGGCGTTCGTTTTGCTGCAAATGTTATCCCAGTAGTTCATAGCCAGCGACAGGAGCGCCGCCGTCTGCTGATAAGTCATCTGCTATGCCTCCTTTCGCAATTTCGCGCAGCTTTTCTTGTGTGGTTTTCATCTGCTGCCGTTGTGATGTTCCTTTCTGCTGGCTTCTGGCTTCTTTTTCGGCAAGATACGCCGCGCGGGTGGTAATGTTCTTTTGCAGACAGTCACGTAAAATCGCCTGCGCATAGCCCCACGAACGCTTATTGTTAATAGCGGCCTGATTGATTGCCTCGCAAACAAAGTCAGGCCCTACCTGTTCCAGATAGCCCACAATGCTATCAAATGCGGCACGAGGAAGTGCGCCGATGTTCTGCTCGTAACACTCGACACACTGCTGCAAGCCTTCGCGCGCTTGCGCGGTAGTCGTAGTAGTAGTAATATTTTGTTCTTTGTTCTTTGTTCTTTGTTCTTTGTATTGGCTTGTTTGGCTATCGTTCGCTTGCGAACGCTTGCGTTCGCTAACGTTCGCTTGCGAACGCTTGCGTTCGCTAACGTTCGCTTGCGTTCGCTTTTTGGCGTTTTCGGAATTTGCCTTGCATTTCGCGTTGTACTGGTCTTGAGCTGCCCTTATATTGCGGGTGATGAACCGATACGCAATCACTTCCTTGCCAGTGAGCGGCTCGGGCCGTTCTGCTCCTTCGCAATAAGCGCAAAGAGCATACATAAGCCGTCGAAACTCACCGTCCGAAAGGTCGGACGTATCTTCCATATACCCGGGATAAAAAGGGATATATTTCAATTCAGCCATATTCAGTTGTCCTTCTCTTGATGGCAGTGCATATAAATGTACTCGGAATTCGCTGTCATGTTCTGGTATAGCCAATCGTCGGCTTTTTCTTTACTCAAATGCTCGTGCATCACGCGCTTTTCATACACAAACTCGCCGTTAATTTTCTTTTCGGCTATGCGGTCTTTAATGTCCGCTTCTGTGTAGTTGGCTTCGACGAGATAGAGATTATAGCCTTTGGCTGTTATTCCGTTCAGATTGTTTGCGTCGGTTGCATAGAACAATCTTTCAACGGGAGGCTGCGGCAGCTCTATATGCCAGCAGCAATTTTGTACATCATGCTTTGTTTCCTGCGCCTTAATTCTGCACAGATTCTTGTAGTTGTACCAGCGTTCTGTTCGTATCACGTCAATCTGGCTCATTTTAACGCCAGCATTCACGAGGGCTGCACATAACCACACACAGCACGCAAAACGCAATGTGGGCCGCTCTCTGGCGAGCCTGCGAAGCGTGGCGGGGTTGAAGTGGTCGCCGTGGATGTGTGTGAGCAATACGAGCTTCAAGCTTTTGTAATCGTCTGTCAGCTGAGAAAATGGAATGCCGCAATCAATCAGTATTGAATTTTGAATGAGTACGGCGTTCCCTTGGCTCCCAGTTGAAATTATCTTGCAGTCCATCTCACAGGCTGCTCAAGTCGATTTTCTTGGGTTCAGCAGGCTGGGAAGGAATTTGCGCTGCTGCCTGTGGCTCTTCAAGCTGCTGGGGCGATTCTTCCTCAACCTGCGGTACAAGCTGGCCGCTTTCTGTTTCATCAATCACACGGCTGTCGGATTCATACGCGACCTGCATATCAACGCTCATAATGCCCCATTTGGAAATCAGCTGCCGAAGCATTGTTTTTTTTGCCATACTGTCAAAATCTTTGTACCAAAAAGAACTGTATTTCCACATCTTGCCCTGTGGGATATTCCCGGCAATCAGATTCTCGTAAGCCTTGCGGCTGAATGCTGCGCTATATCGGTCAGCGTGGTTCATCATTTTTTCTTTCGACCAGTACAGCACCTTGCGGAATCCGTTCAAATATTCAAAGCTTGCCATGTATCCGATAACAGGCAGGCGCTCCCACTCGTCATCATCTTCAAGGAACTGGAAGCGGGGATCGCCGGTCATCGGGTCGCGGCCTTTGTACTCACCCTGCTTTACGATCTCAACATTGATGCTCTTGTATTGACCGCTGCGTAATGCCAGCTGAACGTAACCCTTATATCCAAGCACGAACTGCGCATCCTGTATGCCTTTTTTCTTGTTGTTGAAAGGAACCAGATAATACTGTCCAAGCTGCGGGGACGGGGAAAGGTTAAGGCTTTCGCCCAGCAACGCGCCGGAAATAACGGTATTCCGGTCGCAGTTTTGCAATTCCTGATTAACCGATACCGCGCTCACAATGCTTGCCGTAAACCGTGCACATCGAGCCGGGTCGTGCAGGGCGTTAGCAATCAGTTTTTGCATGGACGGTGTATTTACCGCCACGGAAAAAGGCATTTTCTGCTGTACCATTTGATTAGATGTCGTCATAGCTCATACCCTCCTGCATAATGAACTGTTTCAGTTTCTTCAACTGTTCGATGGTGCCGCGAACGGCAAACTTTACTTCATAGACGGCAGGCTGTGTTTCCTCCGGCTCCTGCACGGCTGCTGGCTGTTCTTCCTCAGGTGCAGATACCTCTTCAACAGGCGGCGCGGCGTCCTGCTGCGCTTCTTCAATGGCCTGCTGCACCTTTTCTTCTGCCGCCTGCTGCTGTTCCAGTGCAGCGCGGCGCTCGGCCTCTTGCTGCTTTTGCAGTTCGATTTGCTCATGCCGAGCGCGAACCGTACTTAATGCAAGCGCAACATTCAGCGATTTCTTATATTCAACCAGCAACTCGGCGGCGTCCTCATGGCGGGAAAGCTCCTGCACCTCTTCGGCGATTTTAAGAACCGTCGATGCAAGCGCGGCCTTTGTGCCGTTCACGCTGGTAGAAAGCCCGATTTTAAGGTTCATCTGCTCAAAACGCAGCCAGGGCAGATTATTTGCTTTGCAAAGCTCGTCAAAGTAGCTCTGTACGGCCTTGACCTTATCGGCCTTCAAGCCTGCTTCTACCTCATCAATGCGGCGCTTAAGCTCGGCATCTGCCTTCTTGTACGGGTCGGAGATGCAGTCCTTATAAACCGCTTCAAACCGGTTGTACGGCTCCATGATGGCTTCTTTAACGCGCTTTCGATCTTCTTCCATCGATGCAAACTCTTTGCCCAGTTCCGTGCGGATTTTCTTTACATCTCCGCGCGTTTCTTCCGTGCAAACAAGTTGCATCGCGTTCTTCGTGCGGGTCTCTATATCGGCTTTCACAAGCTGAAGATGCTCTTCGATAATGGGCAACTGTTTCAGCGTGATTACCGGCATTTTCGTTTCCATTTGTCAAACCTCCATGTATTCGAATCTGCGCATGCTCTGGCTCATCCCTGTTTCAGCGGAAAGCGTAAGGTCTCGCATCTGCTGATATTTGATGAAGTCTGGCGTAGAGCGGTCATGTATAATCTGTTGCATGGCCTGAAAGTGTTTCTGGTATTTATCAGGGGCGTTGTCCTCAAATGCGGTTCTCATTCTCTCGCAAGTCATCTTTATCCCTCTGCTGCAACCGCAATCGGGATGCCGAGCGCGGTCAAAACTGTTTTCACGTCCAAATCATCGTAGCGGTAAATCGCGCCGTCGATGTCTACAATCTCGTCGCCCTCGTAGTACGGTACGCCGTCAGCGTCCGTTCCAATCGGTTCATCATCATAGGGCGGAAAGGGGTTGTCTTGATGGCCCCAAAAGCTAGTCATTTGTCGGCCTCCTGATTTTCTTCCTCATCAGAAAAATGCAGCTCCATCAAGTCGGCAATCGCAAGGTACTCTTTGGCGTATTTGCTGTCGCCGTGAGTTTTCTTGACGATCTCACGGAACTTCGCCAAATCACCATAAAAGCAACCACACTGTACGCGGAGAATTTTATCCTTGCATCGGAAAAATGTGGTCGCGCGGAAACATCGACCAAAGCCTGTAACGACGGAAAAGTCTGCATTGCCGGAGACCCGCGCATCGCCGGAGACCCGCGCATCGCCGGAGACCAGCGCATCGCCGGAGACCCAGGCATCGCCGGAGACCCAGGCATTGCCGGAGACCCGCGCATCGCCGGAGACCCGCGCATCGCCGGAGACCAGCGCATCGCCGGAGACCCAGGCATCGCCGGAGACCCAGGCATTGCCGGAGACCCGCGCATCGCCGGAGACCCGCGCATCGCCGGAGACCAGCGCATCGCCGGAGACCCGCGCATTGCCGGAGACCCGCGCATTGTCGGAAACCTGCGCATTG